TGCACCGACTTGCAGGTAGTGAGGCACGATCTCCATCTCACCAAAGTCGGACATGTACACGTCAGCACCACCCACAATGCGGCCCTGTTCCTTCTTGCCCACTTGGTAGCGGTTGACCGCGATACCAGTGAACGTCGAGAACGTGGTCTTGTGGCTAGGGCTCATCACCACCATACGCGGCACTTCACCGGCATTGGTAAAAGCACCTTGCGCAGCAGTCTTCAGCAGAGCTTCAGTGAAAGTGCGGTTCGTGCCGGCAGTCACAGCCGTAGTCGGAGCGCCGGACGTATGCGAAGCCGTAGCCCCTGCGCCGTTGTGGTACGCATTGGTGTAAATCATCACGCCAGCGCCGCCAGACTTCGACGCCGTAGTCGAGTTGCCGGCCACCGCAGCGTTGTTGGACAACACCATCTTCTCCACGTCGCGCTGCAATTCCTTGTAAGCCTTGGCTTTTTGGTAGGCTTGCTCGGTCTTGCGACCTGCCTTCTTCACGCGGTTTGCACGGCGAGAAGTGGCAATCGTTTGTTGGAAGATTTGCGCGTAGTTCGCAACACGTGCCGTTGCGCTCAGTGCCGATGCCGTCGCGTCATCACCGTCGATTGCAGCGTTGTCAGCGTTAGCCGCACGCAGCGAGTCGCGTTGCCACTCGTGATAGGTATTGCTCGCGGTGTCGCGACCGAAAGACGAAACCACCGGGGTTTTTTCCGGGCTGGTGTTGGTGATCGCATCGATCAGGTCTTCACGAACGCCGTTGATGTCATAGCGGTCGGTCAGGTTGGTTGGTTGAGTCATTTAAGACCCCTTTCTTTAGCGTGAATTCGTTGCGATGAACGCCGCTAGGTCGCGCATGTTTGCACCACCTTTACGCTGAACCGCCTTACGCGAGTCCAGTCGTGCGCGGTCGTCCTTACTCATGGGTTTTTTGCCTGTCGGCAACTTCGGCGCTTCGGCTACCTGTTTGGTCGCTGCCGGTTTCTGCGCCTTGAGTTGTCGAAAAGCGATAGCGTCACGAAGCACGAGCCACGATTCAGCATCGAGCACTTGGCCCAAACGCTCATCTGTCAGAAATGAATACGTGCTCTTGGCGTCCTGCCACGTCTTTTGCAATGCTTCACGCGTGATGCCTTCTTCACTCAACCGCTGCCATGCTTGCTGCTTGGCGGTCTCTGTGCGTTTTGCATCAGCTTGTTTGGCTTGCTCATCAAGCATTTGCTGGCGCTGCTGCAACTCACCCAGGTACTGGTTAAGCTGCGATTGGCGTGCGTTCTGACGAATCCACTCTTGAGGATCAGTCTCTGCAAGCTGCGCCATTTGCTGGGGTGTATAGAACCCGCCAACAGCTTGAATGATTGCCTGAGCCTGTTCAATGGCACTGGCAACGACGCGACGGCCCTGCTCAAGATCACTTCTTACGATCTCTGCGGCCTGCGTTTCTCGTGACACAAGTTCTTGTGACTTGCGCGTGTAATCCGCTTGCAGGCTCTTGCCGATCTCCTGAACCTTGCCCACCAATTCAGGCGGCGTGCCTTCAGGTACCTCGAACTTGTTGCCTGCGAACTCGATTACGACTGCGGGTGTCTCTTCGGTTGCGGTGCTTTCACCGTCCTCCGACTCTTCGCCTTCATCTTCGGTAGCCCCTAGCTGTTCCTCGTCTTCTTCGAGGTCATCGCTCTCTTGTTCAGAGTTGGCGATCAGCGATAGAGCTTTTTCCATCGGATCGACTGCTTCAGTAGCTTGGTCGGTCATGTGTGATGTTCCTTAGACAATGCGGCGGAAGAGTTTTCGCGCTTGGGACTCGTCGCGCTCTGCGTCAAGTTCCATCTGCGCCAGCCGTCCGGTTTCCACCATCCCGTTCAGCAATGCTTCAAATTTCTTGCTCAGCTTGTGAAGCTGTAAAAGCAACTTCTGGCCTTCAACGTCACGAACAGGGCAGCGGCCCCATTCGTCAACAATCTGCTGTTGAAGCAGCTTCATGGCCTCTTGATAAGCCTCGTTGTCAATCACCAGACGTGCATTTACCCCGCGCTGCGAATCACTCCGCAGACGGTCTTTCTTTTCTGTCATGGGCTAGTCCTGACTTACAGGGTCATCCATCGCTTCGGCCTTTGCCTCGGCCTGCTGGATAGACTGAATTCGGCTCATCTGCGCAATGGTCAAACGCACTTCAGCATCAATCCGTGCCTTCTCAAGCTCAGCTTGGCGATCAAGTGCGCGCTGCTCAGCTTCAAACGCGTATTTGCGCTCCTCTGCCTGCTGGTCTAGATGAGCCTGCGCTGTGAACTTCTGTTGATCGGCTTGAAGCACTGCCGCCTGCTTTTGTTGATCCGCTTGAGCCTTGACCATCTCAGGGCTCGGCTTATCTGGCTTTTGAGGCATGCCGTCACCAGGATCAGTCCAGAAATCGTCCACGTTCTGGAAGCCGGCTAGTTTCACTTTCTGCGTTTGCAGGTTGTAGAGATTCTTCGGCGTAACCAACAGACCCATGCCACCGCCCTGAACCGCAGCCATCTGAGCCGCTTCGATCTGGGCAAGGCTCATGGCCTGCGTTTCCTTATTGCCCGTTCCCAAGCCGACATTGATGCTCATGTCGTACTGATTGCGCCACTCCTGTGGGTCGTACTGCACAAACTTGCCCTTCAACTTGAAGGCCAGCGATTCCATACAGTATTCAGTCAAGAGCTTCAAAGTACCGGCAAAAATCGGCTTGAATAGCGTCTCAGCAAACACACGAGCAATCAACTCGGTGCGCTCTTGCATCCGCCCGTCAGTGATCCGAGCACCCGCCGCCGTCTTGTTGATGGCGTTCGAGTCCAACCCAGAAGACATGTAATTGACACCGCTGCGGTTCATTCGCACGCGGTCTACATACTCCAGCATCGGGAAGGCTTGCTGCCCCACCCACGGCGTGATCTCGTCCGTTACCGCGTCAACCTGCGTCATGCGAATCAGGCCACCAACACGGCTATCTAGCAGGTCGTCAATATTCGCCAGCGGCGCACCAGCCGAATCGGTCAGAACACGCTTGCGGGGGTTGTTCGCCAGATACAGCGAATCCAACATGCCACGCGTGACGACTGAACCCAGACGCTGAAGATCGGACACCAGCTCAGCCAGAGAATGCCCATCCCATCGGTGCGAGCGAAGAATCGGGGAAGCCGTCGCAATCGGAACGTGCGAGCATTCCTCGTTCTTCAGAATCTTGTCGTTCAGCCGAACAATCATCCGGCGTTCGCTGATTCCGTCCCCGTCATAGTCCACTAGAACATACTCAAACCGCAGCCATCCCTCTAGACGGCTTTCATCTTCTGAGCCTGCGTTGTCGCGGTGATCTATCCACTCGTTAGCATCAGACTCCCGCAAATTCCTGTCTGCGCTGGTGTTGATGCGGTCAGCCGTGCTCATGTCATCGGCTTCCACGTCATAGCCCATCTCGCGCAGCTCTGACAGCGTGGCCCGCATCATCCGGCAGACATACGGGCAATCATCAAGCAGCGGGGTCGTCCAGCTACGCGACACCAAAAGCTCGTCAGGCGGGAATGCTTCAATGCAAACCTTGCCCTGCTTCTTAGTCGTCTTGATCTTGACGTATTCGTAATAACTGACCGTATCTCCCATCTGATCGACCGACACAACAGGATCAGATGCCTCGACCACTTCTGGCTTCGAGTCTTGAAGCTCTTGCAGCTTCATCGTGACTTGCATATCAGTCACGCCCTTGAGCCTGACCGTCTCGACAATCTCTTGCTCTTTCCAGCGCCACATCACAGCGCAGTTTTTGAGCATCAGAGCATCAGTGATCGCCATGTACGCAATCAAGAATCCATTGTTCTGCTTAAAGAACACATAGTTGCAAGCGTCCGATGCCTGCTCAGCACCCGCAACGTCTTCAGGCCCGGTCGGCTCAAACGTTACAGCCTGATCGCCACCCACAAATATTTTCAGCAGCGCAGGGCGAACCCACTCAACCGTATCTAGAACCTCAGACGTGACAAAGGATGAACGACCTTCTTCTTCGTCGCCATATGGCAAGCGCAAGTACTCGCGCATTGCCTTCTCGCGCTCATCTGCAAGCTTGCCCCACACGAAATCGCCAGCGTCGGATTCCTCAGCCTGGAGGAACGACAGCAGCGACTCATCTTCCATCTTTGCCATTAGTCGGCCTTCTTCTTCGGCTTTTCGCCCAGCTTCGCCAGGTACTCACACAAAGCCATCACCTTGTCGTGACCAATTCGGCCTTGAGCGATCAAGAGAAACGCCTCGCGGATTTCTTCTACGGTCATGCGTACTTTCTCGATGGGTATTTGATGGGAGACAAGGGAGCCGGCTTAACCACAGCAAACCGCTTCATCATGTTTGCGTACCGGGTAGCCGACATAAGGTCGTCATCCAGCTTCACAATCTTTCCGTCCTTGCGGTGATACATGCGGAATTCTTGGAACCAGTCATTCAGGTTGCTGAACACCTTCAATCGGCCCGTTTGCATGCGATCCAGCATGTCCAGAACACCAGCTTCGACACCGTTCCCGCC